TTACCATTGCCATATACTATAGTGCGTGCCAATTCCGATGTAAAAAGTACCTCTATTTAATGTTGGCAAATAACCGTATCCAATTTGTACGCCTACTCCCCAGCGTTTAGATTTGCTGGATACGGGAAGGGTCTGCGTTATAGTCTGCTGTTTTTGGTAAACTTGCATTTCTACTAAACTTGGCCGGTATCCCTCGACAACGGCCCGATAATCGGACGTAGTGTATGTTTTCCGTTCTATTGGCATGGCGACCGGAATGCGGACAGTATCGGTAGGTGATGGTAGGTAGCATGTATCGATACGCACGACCGTAACGGTGCGAGGCACGGGTATTTCCCGGACGATAGTATCCGTTACCGTCACCGTATCGCGGCGCAGGATTTCGAGCTGTTGGGGGCGGCAGGTGCGGCGACCGGCGAAGAAGCCGATGCCGAGAACGAGTACCGCCGAGATTGCGGCGGTAATTATCGTGCGTGCCTTCATATCCGGGCGTTTTTTGCGTTTTCCTTGTCGGGACGGTCAACTATACCGCCGACCGGACGAAAGCCAAAATAAAGCCGACGAGGACGCCGACGAGGGTAACGTTCAGGTCTTGCCACTCGAATGTTCCGCGCTTCATCCATTTATCCCACACGAACTCCTTTCCGAATGCGGCGAGTATACCAGCGACAGCACCGGCTGCAGGGGAAAAGATGCCGAATGTAAGCGCCACGGCATATCCTGCCAGAAGATGTAATATTTTGTCTGTTTCCATATTGTATGGTATTATAAGTGCAGTACTTGGCCGCGGTTGCCGGATGCTTTCCATGAAACATGTATCCATGCGTAATTGCTTTCGTCTATCAATTGGTCGAACGGAATCCCTGCTGCTTGAATCATGCTGAACAACCTACGATTCTTGTCTGGTGAACCTACCGTAATGTCTGCTGCTTCTCCCTGCATATGTTGAGAATTGACCGTCCCGCCTACTGCTTTGTTCAGCATCGGCGTGCGAAAACCGCTATTCACAATTACAGGACCGCCCCATAATGCGCGTATGGGGTCGAGACAATTCGTGATAAGAGCTATCAAATTCACTTTCGCACTGGGAGGAGGAGTATTGTCTATACCCTGTTTGATAGCTGTCCGGGAATGACATAATTCTTGAATTGTAAAATATTTCCCCATACGTGCTACTCCTGTTTTTCTGATTTTTCTTTAATAAGTCTGATGAGTTTTTCCGCATCCTGTTTGGTTGCACACTCTACAATATTGGAAACTATATCCAGAACTTCTCCGGCGGAACTTTTCTTTTTGCGACTGTTCTCAATAACCGACCGCCCTTCTATACACAGGATACCCAGTGTTATAACCAATACCGCATATGGCATGGAATACCATGGGAAGAATAGTCCCAACACATCAATCAGCAAGGCAAATATTACAACCCGTAAATAATCGGTGATTTTTATAGCCGTCTTACGCAGACTTTGGCTACTTATCTTTTCCTTATTAGTTCTTGCGGCATCTATACCAGTCCACATATCAATGAAAGCAGCTATGCAAATAAGCACGCAACATACGAAGATGATGACGATACCCCGCTGGATATCCTGTGTAATATGAAGTATTTCGCTTAACGTCCCCATATCTACATGTCAAAGTTTTCTTTGTCCTACGCGCACTATATGGCGTGGAGCTTCAGTGTACGGGCGGCATTCCAGCAGTCCCAACGAGCGGCAGTGTGCCGTTACTTCCTCGAAATATGCTTCACCGATACGGCGGGCATCGTTAGAAGCGCGCACTATCGCGTTGTCTTCGGTTCTCGACGAAAACTCACCGTCTTTGTAGCGGACACCGAAGGCCGTGATATTGATAGGATTGTTCACAATGAACCGGCTGTATGCTATATAAGCCGTAGCCGCGACTATACCGTTACTATATTTCTCACCACAGCATCCCGCATAGTAGCCGCCGTTCATCAGTGCATCGTGGTCGTCCGCCGTTATGGTTGTCTCCGTTCCGTCTGGCCGCGTGTAGGTGAATGCGTCGCCGGTTTTGAAGTCCGTCTCATCGAGCCACCGGTACAGCGGCGCGCCGAGAACGTCCATCAGGCGTAGCCGTTCAGCCTCCGCAAGGTATGGCTCGAGACGTTCCTTGGCGTTAATGTTAGCCGCAATGGGCCGGACACGGTTAATATCCTGTATTGTCAGTAGCATTAGGCACGAGTTTTAATGCGTCTTCTTCTGTGAAACCGAAGAGCATCGTTAGTGAGCTGCGCTTCTGTTGTATAGTAAGCGTGGCATTGGTAATGACTTCCACTACATGCGCTGTAGCCGCCTCGCCGTGTGTCTCTATATATGAGCCGCCGGTATTGTACGCAAGCGGCACGATATCAAAATGCATCGGGATTTCATTCCACCAGAAGCTGAACAGGTATTCGAACGTCTCGGTGATTATCGAGCGGTCGCGGTAAGTGACGGAGTTATAATATTTGTAAGCGTTTACGAACAGGTCGGCTCCAAGGTTGCCAGCTACGTCCTTTGCTCGCAGAATCGGCGGTTGTTTGAATGCCTCGCCGATATTGTCGGGGATGACCTGCTGCGTGGTCTTAAACTTGCTATCATAGTTATCGCCGGACAGCGATACAAACTGCGGTATTTCATCTTTGTTCTTCGCTGTGGTGTACCACAATTGCATGGCATTCTCATCGCCCTGGAATTGCATCAGCTCCTGCTGCTTGCGTGCTAACTGCTCCTCGTTCTGGTCGCTTTCCATGATGTCAACGAGCAGGCCGGCCAGCATGAAGTTGCTGCACACGTTGCGTCCCGCGATGTTGGCAAGACCTTCCTCGGTACGCATATCGGTCAGTTCTGCTACGTACTTGGGTATTGGATATGCCAAATCGCCTACGGACGAGCCGCATAGATAGAACACCTGTCCGCGGTAACTCTCCCAGCCGCCGGCTTCGTCCACTTCGGACTGCACTGTTTCGGGACACGGGTCAAAAAGGTGATAACGAATTATGTCGTCAGGATACCAACGCATGCGAAAACGGGTACTACGCCGTCCCCAGTCTGCATGTACCGCAATATGAGTAATCTCGTCGCCGTTATCGGAAGTTCCCAGACGACAGAATTCGAACGGTACCACGTGCATATCTTTGATGTGAAAATCCTGCGTATAGTTCACATGAATTGCGAAGCCACAGTATTTGGTGTAGTCCTCTACGATTTTGCGGAGAAAGCGCGTACCTGTTTCCGTAGCGTTTACCATCATGTCCGCAACGGCACTGTCCCCGAATCCCTCGCCGTTCACGAAATCGGAGTAGATGTCGAGGCATGCATATCCCGTTTTAGAAGCTGTGACGAGTTCGTTCACTACCTGCGGAAAATCGTTATCCTCGCCGTAGGTAAGGATATGCCATTGCCGCCAGTCATATGACTTAAACTGCTGCCGCGTCTTTATCTGCGAGGCTATCATCTTCTACAATTTTTTTTGCCCGCGGTTTGCGTGGTTTCTTAGGTTTGTCGGCAGATGTTCCGGATTCCTCCGACGATATGCCACCATTATTGCGGTAAGATGCTATGCGAACGTCTACATCCTCTGGTAGTTTGCTAAAGAACTTGCGAACGGCGGGATTATTGGACAAATGGCGTAATGCCATCTCCTCGCCTTTCGCCCGAAGTGTTGCAGGTGTTAGTACCCAATCAATTTCCATGTTTACAGGGTCTGTTTTGTAGGTTCCTGGGTAAACTTCGTATTCTGTAGTTTTTGGTTCTATTCCTTGTAACTTCATGAGTTTTATATGAGATTCGATATACGTGTGTATGCATGTAGCAAGGTTACGGCCAAGAAAAACTTTTGCGAGATAACGAATTTCTTCCATCGCCGCGCGGTTGCTTTCCAATGTCTGTATATAATGATTTCTGTATTGTTGAGACAGATTATTATATGCTGCTTGGTAGGCTTTCAGTTTTTCTATGTCTGATTTTTCCATAACGATATATTTGACGCATTGAGGCGGGGTTGATACCCCGCCTGTGCGTGCATCAGAAAGAGGCGGGGGAGAGCAGTGACGTAATAGCTTTGTCTGTCGTCGTCTCGTCCGTCTTGAAAAATGATTTAGGCAGGCTGTCTTCGCGTCCATCTTCCCCTGTGGACAAAGTTACGTCATAGGCTATGCCGTCCGTAATTTCTGTCGAAACTGTCAGCGCCGAAACGCTGAGACCTGAATTCCAACCGTACACTTCATATTTAGTGTCTCCGGATGCGCCTCTGTCTTTGTTCTCCACAATAGCCACTACTAAGGCATTTGTAAGACCGTTGATGAATTTCTTTGCTGCCTCCGATTTCTGGAATATACGCACTTGTACACTGTGCGTATGACTATTTACGTAAGTCCCAGCGTTGATTTCATCAGTGCCGATGGTTGCGTCCGGTAAAGAATCCACCTCATATGCTTTTGCGCCTGTTTTGAGAATCAGGTCGGAAATAACATTATTCGTCACTTCCGAAGTTGCCTTGTTGATATCAGAATGGCTTATCAGTATGACACGTGCCGCGGTACCGGGAGTAGCCTGAGATAAGCAGTCTTCACTCGTGAAGCCTACAGATATTTTGCTGCAATCTACTACCATAACTTATCCTCCTAAATGGCTATGGTGAACATTTCGGGATTGGTAAGTTTTGCATCCAGACGTCCCATAAGACGAGTAAATACTACCTTGTCCTTGCGGTCGTACCACATTTCAATCTGGTCAAAACTGTCGAGGCTGTCCACGCCTACGCCGAGCACGGGCCGAGCAGTGTATATGGCGCGGTTCGGGTTGTCGTATTTCTTCCCGTTGTCGAAGTACGATTTAATCATCTTGTCCCATATCGGCATGGCAATTACGGGAATGCCGTCATAGGAGAGTGCGGAGCGTCCGTCAAGCAGCATGACGCGCGCGCTTTCGAGATATTGCGAGGATGCGAGATACTGCGTATAAGCGTCGTAGATGCTCTGCGTCACAAGTATGAACTGATTTTCCATGCCTCGCAGTTCTATCGGAGCGCCGTAAACCAGCCCCGCGAAATAGTCCACGATATTCTCCGGCGATACCTTCTGTGCTGTATACGATTCGCCTGTATTTTCCGTAATAGTTACGCGCTGTTCCGCATTCTCGCCCGCTTGTGTGATAGCTTGTTTCCAGAATCCATCGAGCAGGGTGAAGTATTTCGTATCCAGCCCCGCGGTGACCGTGCCGGTAGGCGCGCTCTGTGCCGACGTATCGCCGAACCAAACGGTCCGATAGAAGAAGTCGCGTACACTCTTCCGTAGAACTGTGAGCACGATGTTTGCGTAATCGGTGTCAGTAAAATCGGGAATGCGTACGCCGGTATGCAGAGAGTATATCGTGGCTGCGTTCTGCAAATCAGTATAGCACTGTTTGAGGAATATTTCCCATGTCTTTGGATTCCACTCCAATTTTCGGGTATTGATGCTCCATACCTTATTAGAGGAATTGCATCCGGTGTCCGGAACGCCCACCAGGCCGCCTTCACCGATGAACCCAACCTCAGTATTGGTAACGATACCCGGGAATATCCTATGAATGGACGTGAAATCGGGGGCACGCAACGTGTCCTCGAACAGCATTTCGCTAAGCGAATCGACCAATTTACCTTCGAAAGTAAATTTAGTCATGTCAATAAAACCTCCTGCTGCCATTTTTATAGGGTGTAATGTTAGTGAATGTTGGTTATTTAATGAGTTTTTCAGCCTCAGCGGCCTTTCGCTGCTTCTCGCGCGCCTCCTTGATGATGTCCTCCTTCGAGAGGCTGGCCGGTGATTTAGATGTTGGGACATAGTTCTGTCTTGAAGGCGGTACTTCGCGGCTACCTCGAAGACGGCGTAACTCCGCTTCCTGCTCATCGATTACCCTGCGTGCTTCTTCCAGCATGTCTTCCAGCTCCCGCACGCGCTCCTCCATGTCTCCCACGCCAGGCTGATTAGGCGATTCTATCGCCGTTACTACATTGTCTTCGATGTTGACTTTGCGGCCATCAGCAAGTACGAACTCGCCTTCGGTGTCGCCTTTTGCCACTTTTACACGGTCGCCAACGCTGAGGCTGTCGTCGGACGAGGATGTTGAAAACACGATATTCCCCTCCACGTCTTTGTAATCGTAGTTGAAAATTTCGTGTTTTTTGAAGTAATTAGCCATTCGTTCCATGAACGAAACATAGGCCGAAGATTTTGTTTCTGCCATAATGCAATTATATAGTTGATTGGTTGTGTATTGGTTTATTCTGTCTATAAATCCCATTTCGAGAAGGGAGTTCGCATCATGTACTTTTTCCTGCTGGATAACATTGCGTAAAAATTTCCTATCTGCTCCGGTGCGTTCTGTGTAAATATCAAGTATTGCTTCTTGCTCCATCTCCAGTATATCGGACATATTCCGAGCTTCTTCAGTCGATATGCATCCGTACATTTCCGTATGAACCTGATGAATCAGCGCACGGACATTGCGGTTAGCTGACCTGTTGCCTTTCGGAGCCGCAAGTAAAATTACAGTTGCCATAGAATGACAGGCCCCACGAATATTTGCGTAAATGTTTCGCCCGCTCATTCGCAACATATCGTATATTTTGAATCCTTCCTCCGTGCTCCCGCCGTCGCTGTCTATATCCAACAGAATATCAGGGTCGGGATTTCCGGCCAATATCTCCGCCAGTTTCTCGGCGGAAAATGTGTTGTCGCCAAACCAGCTATTTTCGGGAGCAATACATCCTATGACTTCTATATGTATCATATATACAAAGATACGTATTTTTAGTTTTATATAAGAAAAAAACTATAATAATAATTTGTTTGATTGTATTTTCATATAGTTTGCTTCCTGTCTTTTAATGTCCTGGATAGTTGCTACTATTTTCACAGAATTAAGAGCTTTAGCAATAGCTTGTTCGATGTTAGGATTGATATCCATTCCTGCGTGTCTCATAACATATCCGCCATCGTATCCGGCGGAGGCAAATGGAATACCTCCGCCCGCTTCATTGATGGCAGACAGTAGGGGGAGGAATCTGGCCGTCGAACGCCTGTTGATAATTACCTCGCCGGCCTCAGCTTCAATAACTTCTCCGCCCTGTGCATGGGTGCGTCCATGAATGTAACGGCCCCGGGAGGCGGTAGGAAGCGGGGCAGACAATACGGCAGCCATTTGCAGTGCGCTTGCCGCCGATATGAGCCCGGTAAGTATCCCGGCCACTATGGGATTTGCCTGAGCCTGTGCCCACGCCTGCACGATTGCCTGTGCAGTGCTTACCGTAATTGAAAATACGGATGCAGCCCGTTCGGCTTTCGCCTCTCTGACACGGGCTTCGGCTATTGCATCCTCCCGCTCTTTTTGCAGCCGCATACTTTCCGCGTTATATTCGGCTTCCGTATAGGCCCCGCGTGCGTACATGTCGGCTAAATTCTGTTCTGCCTTATCATACGTGTCGTTGATAGATGTCACTTGCTGTTCTACCTGCGAAGAAATTAGGTCGGTAATACCATTGAAAACTTCATTTATTTGGTCGGCAATGGAGAATATATCGTCCCGAAGTTTAGTTTGAAATTCTTCCTCGTTCTGAGCCATTGCCGCCCGTATTTCCTCCACTTTCTCCGCATTGTTTTTATAGAGTTCCAATTCCTGGAGCAACCGTTCTTTCGTCGTCCGATATCGGGTTACATAATTGCTGTTGTCGATTTCATATCCCTCCAGCCATGCAGCACGCTCGATAGCCAATACTTGATTAGCTATTTCCCGCTGCAACGAAACGGTATCTTCTCCGAGCTGTTGACGGAGGCGTAATTCTTCCTGCATGCCCTGTAGTTCCAGTTGCAGACGCTCGATGCTACCCTCCTTCATCTCTTCTGCCTCCTGCGATACTATTGCCTGCAAAGTTTTCAGCCGTTCCTTAAGGATTTCATTTTGCTTTTTGGCGATTTTCTCGTCTACTTCTATCGTCTCCTCCCCGTTCTTCTCCAGCATCTCCTTCTCTGCCTCAAAAGCCTCCAATTCGATTTTCAGACGTTCCGCGGCATTGTTCCCGGCTTCCAGAATGCGCCGGCGGTAAAGAATACTCAGTGCTTCGAATTCTTGCCTGTCATATTTCTTATTGACTTCGGAAATATCTTTTGCAAGGTTTTCGGCTAACTTGTCGCGATATACCAATAAATTTGCCAACACCTCCTCGTAGGCTGTTTTTGCGGCTGCAGCCTCCTCCTGGGACAGGTTGCCAAAATCTATTTTTTCATATTCGGCAACCGTATCCTCTAACGTCTTGAGAGTTTCCGCATATTCGCGCATTAGCTGCCGTATCTCGCCCTGTCTGCTCCCTTCATTGAGAGTTTTAACCATTTCCTGTTGGATTTTTACGATATTTCCTGCGAATTTGGAAGCCAGCTGGTCTACGGTCTTGCCCGCGTCTTCTGCATCTTCTGCAAAGCCCACAGCGAGTTCCGAGGATTTTTCGGCGGCCGTGGCTGTAAGTTCGTTTATGAACGTCAGATAATTTTCGGCCCTTGAGAAAGCCTTGTCAGCTTTGTAGTTCAGCCTTTCTGCGCGGTCAGCTGTCAAATCGAAATTACGGCCTATATTATTTCCTAAGAATACAAATGATTGACCGAGCAAAGTATTGGCGTTAGCCCAATTCTGTATTCGTTTCTCCTCCCGTTCGCTATTTTCTTGTGCCAGTTGCCGTGCCCTTGCCTGATATTCTATAGCCTCTGTTATCTGCTCTTCATACAATTTCAGTGATGCAGCAGCCTGCGCACGTGCGACCATTGCATCTATGACTTTTTGCGTAGATGCAGGAGAACCGAATACGGTCTCTGCATCGTTTACGTCGTTTATGGCAAGTCCCGTATCTGCTATCTCGTCCTTGTATTTTTGTATGAATCCCGCTTTTGCTTCTGCATCATCGCCCAATCTCGCCCATGCATCGGCGAGTAAATTGATATTCGCAATCTGTTTGCCGAGCCCGCTGAAATCCATTGCTTCATTTAATGCTTTCATGGAGGCCGCCGTGCTGTCCGCCGCATGTTTCCCTTCGAGCAGTTCGCCTATCCACTTTACCAGCTCGCCTCCGTATTGCGCAAGGAGAGTAACGCCCACTGCTAACAATGTCTGCATGGACAGAAATGATGACAACACTGTTTTTATCACAGACGGTGCGGCCTTACCTTCCTTTCGCAGGGCTGCAGCCTCCATACGCACTTTCTGTATCTCGTCAAAAAACATCGGTAGGTTGTTCGAGATGGCGAGGAAAAACTGATTAGCGCTAACAGTGAGGGATGGTAATTCGCGTACTAGTTGTTGTGCCTGAATATTCAATCCATTATATGCACTGCCGTAGTTACCGACGTTGCGGCGAAAATTGCCCAGCGCCTGTTCCTGCTTGCTGAGTTCCGCAGTCAGTCCTGCGATGCGGTCACGCAGTTCGGTTCCCTCCGCCGCTTCTCTTTCCGCCTTGCCCAAACCGTCGTATTCCTGTGTAAGTAATGACACTTGCAAACGCATGGCTTTAAGCGCATCTGCCTGTTGCCCCTCTAATTTCATAGAGTTGACAGCAAATTTACTGTATGAGTTGTATTGGGCAGTAAGTACTTTCAATTGGGCGGCCTTTTGCTGATACGCGATAGTGCCTTTCCCATTTTGCGCCGCCTCCTGCTTCATGGCTTCTTTAACTCCTTCTATTTTCTGCTGCAGCTCTGCCGCCGTAGCGATTGCCTCGGTCGCATTCAGTTTAATGTTATATACGGTTTCTCTTGTTTCGGTAGCCATGTTATTGTAATTTAATCATTTCACAGGTGACAATCTCTCCGGAGTAATTCTCGACTTTCAGCAGATAGAAGTATGCGCTAAACTGTTCTAACCAAACAGGCTTCATAAAATCTATCATGTATATATCGAGCAGCGACAAATCGAAAGAAGCCCGTAAAACAGTTGGAAAAGCAATTGCATTTGTTAAAGCATCAAAGTTCTGTTTGATGTTTTTTGTGTAAAAATTGCCTGTATATACATTCCTGGCAGCAGATACAGTACCTTGCTGAATTGTTTTGCTAAACGGCAATAATGCTTGTAATAGATAGGGTGTATCGCTTCCTTTCCATGTTCTGGATATGCCGCTATCCTGCTGTGAAACCTCATATAGTGGAAGATTGACGACTTGGCCGTAAGTATCAAATGTTAGATTTTTCGCGCTGGCAAACGGTATTTCCATATACTCCTCCGGCCCCTGTTCTAAGGATGCAGAATACATTCTGAATGTCCAGCCGGTTTGGTAATCATTTTCTTCCTTAAAATTGATTTCGTTGATTTTGGCGAAATTGTCGGGCTGATAGCTAAATTCGAGTTCATCGTCCTGTAATAGTTTGTCCGACCAGTCCATTACATTACCTGCATTCTTGTTGTCAATGACGGTTTGGAAAGTTTCAAAGGTTACGGTCTTGGTGCGATAATCGAATACGGGGAAAAGGGCAAAAGTCTGTATTACAGCACGCACAAAATCGCCCTGCGTGTCGAAGTTCATGCAATCGAACAGATTTGCGCTTGCGCCTATTGTGATGCTGCCGTAATCAGTTTCGCTGTCGGGATTTGATGTAAACTTAACAGATAGGTCTATATCTATAGGCATTTTTATTAGAGACGTATTGGTACTGTCAAAACGCTCATAGGATTGGAATGTGAAACTAAAACGTAACTGCTCCCCCGCATTGATTGTAAATGGATTTTCTGTATATAGTAAGTGTGTTTGGCCGGCGGCTATATCTGGAAGCCAATAATTATTATTAATATCATCATACTGATAGCCTTTTAATGGCTTTGATACAATAACATTACCAGAGTTGTCCGTAATATTTGCAACAACCTGCAAGGCTGTTATCGTACTGTCTGGCGTGTATGGATAATTGATAGGAGCGCCAGGTTTTACAGATACTACAACGTCGCATTTCTGCATATCAAGAGCGAAATATGTTGGTTTGTAATGTAATCGTATTTCATCCGAAGTGCCGCTATACCCACTCCTGCCTGAAGAATCGGGTTTTAAAGATATTGGTACTTTAACAATTTTTCGGCGCTGAATCCCTATAGTAGCCTGCACTCCTCCTGTCATTTCGTATGTAAAATTTCCAGACTGTTTTAAACTAACACATGGAATGATGTGTTTATCCAACCCAGAGGAATTGTCGTACTCAGTATTCCATCCATGATACTTCATAATAGCGCTGAGTACGGATGGAACACTGAGAGCCGGAAAGACATTCCATACATCTACTGCCTGGCTGAGCGTGTCGGCATTGCTGACAACTCCAGGTTCGATATCGTTTTGTGATAGCAGGTACAGACCGTTTACCGTGCCATATTCTCCAGTCGCCTGGCTAAACGTTCGGATTTGTGTGATATCTACAGCTCTGTTTAATTTTATTGCCGACATAGGCGTATCATCCATAGATACGAACAAGTCTTTGTTTGCACCTATGATTTGGCAGTTTATCTCCCCGCCGGACATGGAATCGACGTACAGCAGCATATCCTCCTCGGTGAATTTCTGCCCGTCGCAAAGGAGCAGGCAGGGCCACGCGTGCGTCGATATATCCCCGTATCGTCCGTTAATGCCGTTGAAATACTGCATAGCCCGAATGTTCGTTTCCGTAACAGGCAATGTTAGTGCCTGGGAAAACGTGACGTTTCGAGCACTCGGTTCGGATACGTCGAACGCCTGCAGTGTGATGTACGGATTTTCATCGCCCAAATCGAGCGATATCCATTCTTCCGCCTCTGTATGTCGTATTTTTACTTCCCATTTCATAGCTGCTGTAATCTGATTTAATTCCTTTTTATAGCTTCCGGTTTTCCCGGATTCCTGCTATTTCGCATTTTAAGGCGTGTTTTTTTGCTCTTAAATCTTTCCCTATCCATTTCCGCTCGATGGGGAAATAATTAAAATTTACCCCTCCTTTGCACTAATAAACGGCAATCGTGCCGAATTTCCACTATTGGACGGCGTGTATTTTTTCCGTTAGTTCCTGTTCGAGACCGGAACGGCACGCGGCGTTCATCTGTTCTTGCTTGCGGCGGTTGTATCGGGACTTCTCCCGCCTGTCGGCAAACCCGTTTCCTATCAATGTCTGTTCAATGTCCGCGTAAATCTCCGGGTACCGTACTAACAACATATTTATGCCCTGTTTGTCGAATTGCCCCACGGTTGTGGGCTTTTGGCCCGCGGGCATATCGGCCCGCTTTGTGATTTTGTCGTACATCGTTTTGTATTTATTCATACAGGTTTTATAAAACTCGGTGTCGGTAAGCGTCGCAACTTTCACCGATTCATGCCAGCCGACACCCGCCGCAATGTCCCCGATTGCCCGCCACTCGTAGCGCAACAGGTTAAGGCCGCGGAAACCGTCCGGAATCCAGCCGCCCGCTACTGCTTCCGCCCCTTTGTCATACAGTCGCAGCTGCATGAATTTTGACGAATTGTAGTACAGCGTCGTACTCCGGCATCGCTCCGGCGGCACATCGCCCAAGTATCCCAATACGTTAAGATACTCTTGCGGGCGGTTCTTCATTTGGTACGTCGCGCCAAACTCCAACGTGCCTACATTCCAGCTGGACAAATCGTTCTGCATACGCTCCGACAAATTTCGCAAAGCGTCACTGCAATCGTTGAGGCGCACAATATCGCAACTATGCCCGCATATATATTTTGCAAGGCTTCCGCGTATCTCCGTGCGTCCGCTTTCATAGTTAAATACCTCCATGTTGCGCACGGTTCCGTATTCGTAACGGTCCCCGCCTTTTCCCGTACAGCTTTGGTGATTATCCAAATGCCGGACAACGGCGGAGACATCCCCCCCCGCCGTATCGTTTGTCCATATGGAGATACCGTCGTACACCTCCGCAATATACAT